GCATGAGGTCCTGGAGGGCCTGGCGGCCGGACGCGGTGGCGGAGGCGGCGCGCCAAACGTGACCATCCAAACCATCAACAATTCGAGCGCGCAAGTGCAGCATACCCAGGCCGGAGTCAGTTGGGATGCTCAGGCCAAGCAGTTCATCATTCAAACGGTCCTCGAGGATGCGAACAGTGGAGGGCCGATCAACGGGATGATGTCGGGCTTTGCGCGGTCGTAGTTATTTCAGCGCAGATTTATCTGTGATGACGAACCAAATTCGTTCCGTATCACCATTGAATGCCAGCGCATCTGAGAAGCTTTTTGTGAAGTACTGCTCCCACACGATGCCGTATCCCGTTTTGGTCCAGAAATACTTCCGCGCATTCTGCCGCCCGACCGTAGAGAGATTCACCTTTTCTGCCCCAGCGTGGTCTGGATCGTCGAATGTTCCGTAGCGCGCGATAATACCGTCTGGAGAGCCATTCCCGCGCCACACGCTGAATTCGATGCTTGAAATCTTGCCATGCTCGAATATGAGGTTTGCCCCGTTTGCGTTGGACATAAAGCTATCAACATGCCCATTGATAAAACATCGGCTCTGATCGGGGGTGTCTTTTACCGCTTTGAGCTTTTTGCAATCAGAGGGGAACGATTGCCGAAACTGATCGTAGGTGATGCTGAGCAGTTTAGAAGGATCTTTCCATGTCAGATTTTGAGCGGATGCAGCTTGTGAAAAACATAAGATAGATAAGAAAAAAGCTGAAAATATGCGAGCAGAACTCGTCATTTTCTACCCCCGGAAAGTTTTCACAGTTTAACGCGGACGCCGGTGCCTCGCAAGAGATCATTCGCGGCAACTTCGGTGGCCCCACGAGCGCCGCCTTTCAGGGCTTTGCATCGAGGTAAACGGTGCTATAATGCTGGCCATGCGGCGTCTTATGGCCTTCTCCATTCTGTTCCTTTCGTCTGTCATGCTTAGCCATGCCCAGGCCTCCACTATCACTTTCTATGCCCCTGGCTCAATGTGGAAGGGACTTGGAGCGCAAGAAATAACGGTTGGAACCTATAATCGAGTGACCTTTGCCGGAAGCGTCTTTGATGGCGATGAAAGAATGGGCTGGCTGCGTCATGGCCATTTTGTCAGTTTCCAAGTGACTCCAGGTCATCACATCTTTTCAGCCAGTTATAGTTCGAAACATCCCGCCAACAATGCTACCCTTCCCCTCGATGTTGAGGCTGGAAAAAACTATTTTGTAGGTCTGAGAGGAAAACGATATGGAGCGCTTTTTGTAGCTTACTTTGCGGGGATTATTGAGGAAAAGTCTTGTTCTGAGGCATTTTCGGAAGCTAGTGGATTCGAGGCTGCTCCATCCAAATGGGCAGCCAAAGAATGGCGGGCTAAACTCATCAATCAACCTTATTTTCCAAAATGCGACTTGTGATTGACCCTTTCCATTTATCCGGATGGGTCAGAGTTTAACGCGGACGCCGGTCCCTCGCAAGAGGTCATTCGCGGCGACTTCGGTGGCCGCCTGGGTGAAGAACTTGTCGAAGTTGGCTTGCACGATCTCCTCCACCTCCGGCGTCGCGGCGAAGCGGGCCTTCAGGTGTGCCTCTTGGATGAGCAAGTAGATTGGCTGGATCGGGTAACGGTGGCCGGGCAGCCGCGCGAAAATGGCGGGTTTTTCCGTGCCGCGTCGCTCATTGACGAAGAAGACGTGGCCGTTGACCACCCACTCGCGCATAGCGGCTCGTAGTTGCCGGAGGTTGCCCACTTCCTTCTTTCCCGACCAGTAGGTGCGCTTCCCGTTTTGCGATCCCTTAATCAGGTTGATCGCCTTGGCCCACTCCGGGATCGGCCCCGGGCCGATGAGCTGCGCCAGATAGACGGTGGGAACGGCGATGTATGCCACGCCCTGCCACTTCAGCGAGCCGTAGGGACGCTTTACGCCTCCGTCTTCCTGGCGGGGCAGATAATCCGGCGCGCCCGTCTTCCGGTTTTCGGTATCGGTGTAGACCTGCGCCGTCAGATCGGTCTTGGTGGCCATCTTGGTGAGCGTGCGCCGCTGCGTCCAGTCGTTGCGCAGCGCAAAGACGTTGGACTCCAGGTTGCGCAGGTCGTCGCGCGCCTCCACGGCCGTCATGGTCAGTGCCCGAGCGATGGTAAAGGGCAGTTGCTCCTCGCGCACGATCTTGCAGCCGCGCAACGCGTCGTTGATGTCCACTTTGATGTCGAGCAGCTTCGCCATGCCGCTAGTCTGCCGCTGTTTGACCGATTCGGGCAATCTCGCGCAGTGCGTCTTTGACCGTTTCCCGTGATCCGCGGTACGGTCCCGGGTGACGAACTACCCGCATTTCCCGGAATTGTCGCGTGGCTGGAAGCTGAGCCAGAGCGAGAGCCCGCTCGATCCGACCATCCGCGACACCCAGTATGAAAACGGGATGGAGGCCACACGGGCTCGCTGGACGCGCAACCGGCGCACCTTCGCGATGTCCATCGACCTGATTACTCCGGACGATAAATCCCTGCTCGACAGCTTCTACACCGACACCGCCGCCACCGGGGCAACCTATGGCGCACGAGCGTTTTCAGTGGACGATCCCCGCAATGCGGAGAATCCGCAGACCTATCTGGTGCGCTTCTACACGCTGCCCAAGTATGTCGATGCCGGGTGGGTGGATGGGTGCTACCGCTACAACGTCACGTTTCAGGTCAGGGAGGTCTAGCCGATGTCCACTGCCCGGCCATCCCTGTTTCTGCTGTCCGTTCTGGCTAATCGCGAGCGCCATGCAATCGCCAGCGGTGAGCCGTGGTTGCAGTTGATGGACATCGTGATCACTACGGACACCGGTACGGAGCATCTGCGGCTTGCCAGGAACGTCGATCCCGTTACCTTCGACACTAACGACGGCAACGGCGCGCAAGTCTACGAACCATTCAACTTCGAGATGGGCGAGTGCAAAATCTCGTCCGATGGAAGTGTACCCGAAGTGACCATTACGGCCTCGAACGTGATGCGCATCCTGCAGGTGCAGATTGAAAAGTACGGCGGCCTTTCCGGGTCCGAACTGTTTCTCTATGCCTTCAATACTGCGCATCCGGAGGGGGAGCCCGATCTGGCACTGCAATTCCAAATCAAGCAAGCTCGCTGCAAGGCAAAGACAGTCGAGATCAAGTGCGGAGCACCGAGCCCGATGCGCCGCCTCTTCCCCACTTACAAGTTCTGGCCCAATGCCTGCATCTGGCGCTACAAGAGCGGCGTCGGATGCACCTATTCGGGCTCGATGGCCACCTGCTCAAAAACCATTGACGGCGCTACCGGCTGCAAGGCGCACTTTCCCGGCCTGGTTCTTCCCTTTGGAGGATTTCCGGGCATCGACACCAACGGCATCACAGCGGCGGGGGTGGTGTAGATGGCAACTGCGGCTCACTGCGTTGCGCTGCCGGCGCGCCTGTATGCCGATTTGCTCGGCAAGCCCTTCGCGCGCGGAGCCCGCGGACCGGAGGCTTACGACTGCCTCGGCCTGGCGCTCGAAATGGCGCGGCGTCTCGGGTACCGTTTTCCAGACTTCGTCTCCTGCGAAGACACGCTTCACGCCGAGCTCGGCCAGGGCGCATGTTCTTTGGCAGATTGCCCGCGGATCGCGGTGCCGGAACCGGGATGCGTCGCTCTGTTGCGGATGGGGCCGGATCAGCATCACCTGGCATTCTTTATTGACCGCTTCCGCATGATCCACACGACGGCCGCTACGGGATGCGTCATCGAACGAGCGCTCGAACCCCTGTGGAAGCGCCGCATCCTGGGCTACTACCGGCTGGAGGGCAATCGATGAACGATCTGGTTGTCCTTCCTCCCGCGGCGCCGGTGGCCGAAGAGCATACGCCGCTGTTGCACCTGATCCATGTCCACAATCCGCTGATGCCCTCCACCTCGCGCGAGAGCCGGGAACTGGCGTGGAGAAATTTCTGCACTGTCTTTGCATACCTGGACGAAGCGTTTCCGCTTGGGCATGAGCATCTGGTTGTTTCGCTGAACGGCCGAGTTCTGACTGCGGTCGAACAGGAGCATGTACTTCCGCGCCCCGGTGATTATCTGGTTGTCTCGCCAGCCATCGAAGGCGGCGGCGTATGGCGCACGCTGGCCTCGGTCGCTGTGATGGCTGCCTCGATTGCTGCCACCTATTTTTTGGGACCTGCTGGATATGCATTGATGTCGGGGGTTTGGGCATCAGTTGTCGGCGGTGCAATATCCATTGGCGGAAATCTTCTGATCAATACGTACATGGGAGCAACTCCGGCGACCCGATCCGAGCAGCCGAGTTGGGCATTCAGCGGCCCGCAGTCGCTCGCTTCACCGGGTGTCGTCATTCCCCAGGGGTACGGAAAATTTCGCCTGGACGGAACGGATCAGTACATCAATGCGCTCGTTTGCTATGGCTTCGGTCCGGCTCGGTCGATCTCTGACATCCAGATCAACAACAAATCGATCAGCAGCTATCGCGATGTTCAGTACTGGCTTCGGTACGGTTCAAACGACCAGACAGAGATTCCGGCGTTTAATCGCGTAGTCAATGGCTATCCGCAGTCGGTGCAGGTAACCGTCTCTGGAGGACCGGTCGTCGTTCCCGGTACCGGCGACCTGACGCAGGCCCTGCAGGTCGATATCCAGATGCCGAACGGATGTTTCTACACGTCGAGCGATGGGAATCAACTTCCCCTGAAGCTGATCTACAAAGTCGAATATGCGCTTGCCGGAACAAATAATTGGCAAGGCATCATGTACCCCGCTTCAACGCAGGACGTTGTCTATTACAAGAGCGACGGAACGGTGGATTGGGGTCAGACGCCGAAATGGGTACTGCTTTGGAAAGGTGGCAATAGCTCGGTCGTACTCAAAGGCGACAACGGAACCCACAACCCGGGCGATGCGGAAACCATAACGGAAACAGTCACCTGCGTCTACGCGTCCACGAGCACCTATTCGAGTCAGCAAACCTTCGAGGGAGAGTGGCAACCGATCGACACAACCCTCAACCAGGTAAAGGTCGATAAATGGTACGAGGGTTGGGTTGTTTACACCGACGACACGACGCAGTGCATCTACAACCGCACTGCCGTTTATGGGCTGGCTCCGGCGAAATACGATGTGCGAATCACCAAGTATGGAACCGAACACGGCGATGGAACCTTCCTTTCGAACGCCGACACCGTCAGTGCCCGCTGGGGCCAGGAGATCTGGATCCACAACGTCAACGAGATCACCTATCAGGATTTGAACTATCCAAACATGATTCTGGTGGGAATCCGGGCACTGGCAACAAACCAGCTTTCCGGGGCGAATATCAACATCACGGCCCTCATCGAGTACGGCCTGCGCACAAAGGATCTGAACCTCCTGCCTGAATCGCTGCAGGCCTACGAGGAAGATAATCCGGCTTGCGTCGCGGCCGACATGATGCTCGACCCGCTTTATGGCGGCGGAGCGTGGCCAGGAATCCAGCCTGTCAACATCGAGCGCTTCATCGATGAGTGGCTGGCCTGGGCCGAGTTGAACGACTCGCTCGTTCCCGATGGGAATGGAAATTCCATCCGCCTGCACGTTTTCAACGGCCTCTTTGATAACGAGGACGACCTTTGGAATCAGCTTCAGACCGTCGGCCGCATGTCCCGCACCTGCATCGTGCCTATGGGCCGCGACTATGGAGTCTTCGTCAACAAAGACGACACTCCGGTTCAGATGTTCTCGGTCGGAAACATTGCTCTCGACAGCTTCGAAGAAGTCTTTCTGGACCTCGACGAGCGCGCCAATCAGGTTGAAGTTGAATTTGCCGACGCAACGCGCTATTACAAGACGAATAATCCCATCGTTTACATGGACCCCGCCGATCAGGCCTCGGGCGTCATCGTGAAAAATGTGCGCATTCGCGGCACCGGCATCACGTCACCGGCGCAGGCGTGGCACCTTGGCCACTACATGGGATTATCCAACAAGCTGCTGCTGCGCACCGGGCAGTTCGATTGCGACATTGAGGCCATCGCCTGCCGTCCTGGCAACGTGATCATTCTGCAGCATGACGTTCCAGAGTGGGGATGGGGAGGCCGCACGCTTCCGGGCTCGACCGCGACCGTGCTCAACGTCGACCGGAACGATCTGCCCTGGGATGGATCGACTGCCTACAACGTCATTGCGCTGTTTCCCGATGTGCAGCGATACGCCGGGAAGGTCACGGCTGTCGTCGCTGTCGTCGATTCGACAGGTCTTGCGGTCGGTACACAGGTCTCGCTTTCCAGCTTCGACAATCTCCAGCGCGTCACGCGCGCAGTGATCGCCGGATCGGATTGCGCGATCCAGTCGAGCACACCTGGGAAAGTGGTTATTTCCATTCCCCCCGGATTCACGCCGGCGGTTGGACAAGCCTACACGCTCTATGACACTGACGTGCTGGAGACAGCCACAGTCAGCGCTGTTGCGCCGGGGCCCAATAACACCATGCAGCTCACGTTGGGAACTGGATTTTCAGCCGCTCCGCCGGACTTTTCGGTGTATTTTTACGGCCAGCCTGGATCGCAGAAACTAGCGCGCGTCACCTGTATTCGCCGTAAAAACGACTTCAAAGCGACCATCGAGTGGATCGACAAAGACGCGGGGATCTACGCCGTTGGAACGCCTGTGGTCGGCGAGACCAGCGCACAGGTGACTACAGCTCCCGGAGTCAGCAGCCTGGAAGTGGCGGAGTCTTACCAGTTGCAGGGTGGGAGCTATGTCGATTACGCCGTGCTCACCTGGCAGCCTGGCGCCAACACCGCCGGCGCGGCAATCTACGGAAGCTATGCTGGCCTGTCTTCCCCTCAGTTGCTCGGCCGTGTCACTGGCCAAACCACCGGGCAATATCAGGTGGTTAAAGGAGTCGCGTGGACATTCACTGTCGTCGGGTTCGATTCCGATGACAACTACGCCGCATGGAGCTCGGCGCCGAGTGTGAATTTCACGGCCCGGGGAGTTACGACCAACATGCTACGCGGATCGAGCTTTCAGTCCGGATTTTCCTACTGGAATGTTAGTCCTCGCGCTGGAGATACGTTGGCGGCCAACATCAACGGCGCAAACAGCTCCATGAGCTACACCGTCGCCGGAAGCGCTCTTACGACGCCGATTGTGCTGCTTTCGCAAGTGATTCCCGCGGCCGACTGCCCATCGGGAACACTGCTCATGCTCTCGGCTTATCTGGCCAGCACTGGTGGCACTGGATGCTTTGTGGCCGACATCGCATTTCAGGATGCATACGGAAATTTGCTTTCAACGGCGCGCGCGGAGCTCGATCTTTCTGGCTCCCCGATGGGAACCGTCCGCGTATCTTCCGGATCGGTCGCTGTGCCATCAGGAACAGCGCAGACCAGCGTGCGCATACTCGCAGACGGTTCTAGCCTGAATCTTCCAGTCGGCACCGTCCTTACGGCAAGCGATTTGCTGCTCGAAATTCCAACGTCGACGCAAACTGATCCGAGTATCTGGACTGAATCCGACGTCAAGACCTCGGTCGCTGGGCTTGTTACCTCCGGCATGAGCGCCAGCCTGCGTACACAAGCCTCGACACTGCCAACCATCACCGGAAATCTTGGCTACACATTGACGCCGACGACCGCGCAGCTAACATGGTCCAACCTTGTCATTGGATGGCCCGATGGCGGATTCACGTACATTTCCGATGGATCGATGACAGAAATAACCGGTCTTATCGCAGGTACGACTTATTACAGCTTTAATTACTGGGATGTCGTCAACGCCGCCGTCCGCGCAGTCGCGCCGACAAATGCTGTCGGAACGCCAGCATTGCTCAGTACGATCTACGACGCCACGGCGGACCTTACCTGTAAGGCAGATGGACGCATTGCACTACATTCGGGGGGATTGACATTTACGACTCCTTCTTCCGGAACGATGACGGGCGGCGGTGGCGGACTCGCGGCAAAACTCAAATCTCCAAATATCCTTTTAACGCAAATTGCACCGATTGATTGACGGAATTTTCTCTTTCATAGGAGGCTCATCGCATGAAGCGCTTTCTTCAGTTTGTCTTCGTGTTCGTTTCATTGAGCATCTGCGCTTTCGCGCAGACGGTGTCGTTCAACGCCTCACAGATCCATGTGGGTGGAAGTCTGCTCGCCAGCGGCCAACTGTGCATCACACCCGTCGATACCTCCAACCGGCCGTTGACCGCTGCGGCGCTCGGCGCTTCAATAGGCTCATCTGGTGCGCTTACCTTCCAATCGAGCTGCGCTGCTGTGACAAATGGCGTGCTTGCCTCCGGGTTCACGGCGCCCGATACTGCCCTGGCCACGCCGAAAAATCTATGCTTGCGCGTGACGATCACTGACGCCAGCCAGAATGGCCGACAGGTTTACATGGCTCCATGTGTCCAGCCGGCGAGCGCAGGGCAAACCTCATGGTGCACGACATCCAGCGGAGCGACCACCTGCAACTTCGATCTGTATGCGCCGACGCTCGCTGCCGTGGCCCCGGTAACGTCTCCATCGCTCTCTATCGGAACCGTGACGACGGGAAACTCCGAAAGTTCGGCTGCGGCATCTGTTACTGGCACAGCTCCGAATTACAAGCTCAATCTGACTATCCCAGCCGGCGCTCCAGGCCCGAACTGCGCAAGCACTTCGCCAGCAGGCGAATGCGATTTGCAAGATGTAAAAGCGACTACCGTCGCGGCTGGCACGGCGGTACTCGGCTCCCAACCCGTAAACACGGTAGCTTGGGGAGATTCACTGACGCAGGGACCAAGCTCT